ATGATACTTTTGATCCCCCAAAAGATCAAAGATCTAGATTTGAAAAAGTAGCTGAAGCTGTAGAAGTAGTTTATGAAGGTGTTTTAATATTAGGTTCTAATACTTTATTAAAATGGGAAAAAGCTTCTAATATGATAAGACCTAATTCTAATACTAATTTAGTATTAATGAATTATGTTGTTAGTGCACCTAGAATATATAGAGGAGCTATAAATTCTTTAGTTTCTAAGATGATGCCTTATGCTGATTTAATTCAGTTAACGCATTTAAAAATGCAACAAGCTATACAAAAAATGACACCTTCAGGTGTTTATTTAGATGCTGATGGTCTAGCTGAAATTGATTTGGGTAATGGTACTAACTATAATCCACAAGAAGCATTAAACATGTATTTTCAAACAGGATCTATTATAGGTAGATCGCTCACTGTGGATGGAGATCAAAATATAGGTAAAGTACCTATTACAGAACTACCGGGTGGTGGTGGTGGGCAAGTTCAAATACTTGTTGGTGCATATAATCAGTACATACAAATGATGCGCGATATAACTGGGCTAAATGAGGCTAGAGATGGTTCGGACCCAGATCCAAAAGCTTTGGTAGGTGTACAAAAATTAGCTGCAGCAAATAGTAATGTAGCCACAAGGCATATTCTTGATAGTAGCATGTCTATAACCACGAGACTTGCTGAATGTATAGCTTTAAGGTTTAAGGATGTTTTAGAATATCATCCAACTAAGGAAGCCTTTATAAGTGCTATAGGGCCGTTTTCAGTAGGATCTTTAGAAGAAATGAAAAACATGCACCTGCATGATTTTGGTATATTTTTAGAACTTGAGCCAGACGAAGCTGAAAAAGCTATGCTGGAAGCTAATATACAAGCAGCACTAACTCAGGGTAGTATATTTTTAGAGGACGCTATTGATGTTAGAGAAATAAAAAACATTCAATTAGCAAATCAACTTCTTAAATATAGGAGAATTAAAAAACAGCAAGTTGACCAACAACAAGCTCAAGCGGCTAGCGCTGCACAGGCAGAGGCTCAAGGACAAGCGCAAGTGGTGGTAGAAAATGCTAAAGCCCAAGCTGAACAAGTTAAAACAGAATCTAAAATACAATACAGACAAGCTGATATTGAATTTGAAATTAAAAAACTTGAAGTAGAAGCTAGAACAAAAAGAGAATTAATGCAATTTGAATATGAATTAAATGTCAAATTAAAGGAATTAGAGCTACAAGCTCAAAAAGAATTAGTAGAAAAACAAAGTGAAACTCAAAAAGATGTTGCGGCAATGAAAACCTCAACAGCAAGTTTGTCTGGGCCACCTGATAGTGGTAAACCAGCTAAATCGTTTGAATCAAAAGGTAATGATGTGCTTGGCGGTATTGATTTATCTAGGTTCGAACCAAGATAAAAACAATTAATTATTATATTATATTATGGAAGAAAAAGTACAAGTAGAAGTTATGCCAGATGCAGACACAAGTCCGCAGAGTCAAGAAGAAGCTGTTTTAGAACAAGCAGTTGAAAAAGGAGAAGTAAGTCAAGAGTTTGGCTTACAAGATGATGGTGTATACAAAATAAATTTAGATGAACCTTTAAAAACCGAAGAAGATGCCGTTCAGGAGCGAGAAACAGAGGAAGTATCTGTGGATGAACCATCCGGAGATAGCAAAGAGGTGGACAGCGAGGTACGGGTCGAACCCAATAAAGAAGAAGCTAAAGAAGAACAGCAAGAAGAAGAAGTAGCTGATGTACCAGATTCTCCATTAGAATTAATAAAAGAGGAAAAGGTTGAAGAAGAACAAACTCAACCTGAAATTATAGAAGAAAAAACTGTTGAAACTGAAGAAAAAGTTTTACCAGAAAATATAGATAAGCTAGTACAGTTTATGGAAGAAACAGGCGGAACAGTTGAAGACTATGTTAGCTTAAACCGCGATGTCTCTAAAATGGATAATGTTGCTCTATTAAGAGAATATTACAAAAATACAAAACCCCATCTAGATACAGATGATGTAGAATTTTTATTAAACAAAAATTTTGGATATGATGGAGAGGCGGATGATCCGCAAGAAGTTAAAGCTAAGCAATTAGCTTTTAAAGAAGAACTATTTAATGCTCAGAATCATTTCAATTCTAGTAAAGAGAAATATTATGCTGATCTTAAGTTAAGAAAGCAAATAGATATGTCTCCTGAACAACGCGAAGCAATAGAGTACTATGATAGTTATAAGCAACAAAAAGCTGACAGTGAGGTTAAAATAAAAGAATTTAAACTACAAACTGATAAGGTTTTCAACAAAGATTTCAAAGGTTTTGATTTTAAGGTTGGTGAAAACAAATATAGGTATAAAGTAGATAACCCACAAAAAGTAAAGGAATTTCAATATTCTATTAACAATTGGATTGAAACACACTTAGATAAAAAAGGTAATATAAAAAATGTACCTAATTATCATAAAGCCTTATTTACTGCTCAAAATGCAGATAAAATTGCTGGACACTTTTACGAGCAAGGCCGTGCCGACGCTATAAGAGAAAGTGCTAAAAAAGCAAAAAATATAAATATGGATCCTAGAAAGGATAATGCTTCAATGCCTAAAAATAACACCTCAGGAATACGAGTTGTTTCAAGTAGTAATGATAATCCTAATAAGTTGCGCGTTAAATGGAATAAATAATACTTAAAATCAAAACAAATGGCTTTTACAGGCGGTATACCCGCACCATTACAACCCACGCAAACAAAAAACATGTATGCTGGGAATTACATTAACTTTACTGATGCAAATTTTGCACAGTGGGGACAACAATTTTTACCTGATGTATACGAAAAAGAAGTAGAACGATATGGAAATAGAACTATCGGAGCTTTTTTACGTATGGTATCAGCGGAGATGCCTTCAGCTTCTGACCAAATTATATGGACAGAACAAGGAAGGTTGCACACTAGATACGTAGGATGTTTACACGTAGCTAATAACGCGGCAACAGCAGCGGCGGCAGGAAATGCAGCTACAGCTGGTGGTAATGTACAACATTATTATGTACCTGCAGCGGCTCAAACAGCAGTTGAAAGCAGCGGCTCTACAACACAAAAAACTACACAAGTTAATTTTAGAATAGGACAAACAGTAATGATCCAAAAGCAATCAACTGCTACATCAGCAGAAGGTGCGGCTGGAGCACCTGTTGTTAAAGGTGTAGTTACATTTGTTGATGCTCAACACTTTTCAATCAAAACTTACGGCGGAGTACCAGCTATTATTACAGCTGATCGCTTTACAGTTATTGCTTATGGTTCAGAATTTGCAAAAGGAACTTCAAACTTTACTGGCAAGTTAGACCCTAGCTATGCTACTTTTTCCAATTCACCAATTATCTTAAAAGAAAATTACTCTATTAATGGATCTGACACAGCTCAGATTGGTTGGATTGAAGTTACTTCTGAGAATGGTGCTAATGGATACTTATGGTACATGAAATCAGAGCATGAAAATAGACTTCGTTGGGAAGACTATCTTGAAATGTCTATGGTTGAAGGTGAATTACAGAACGGGACAGGTGCTGTATTAGGATATGGATCAACTCAAACTGCAAAAGGTACTGAAGGTTTCTTTGCTTCATTAGAGGCTAGAGGAAATGTTTACTCTGGATTTGGAGCGCAAGCTGCAGGTGGTGGAGCATTAACTGACTTTGATGCAGTTCTTAAGCAATTAGATAAGCAAGGTGCTATAGAAGAAAATATGCTTTTCTTAAATAGAAATCTTTCTTTAGAAATTGATGACATATTAGCACAACAAAACGGAGCTTACGCTGGTGGTACTTCTTACGGGGTATTCAACAACGATGAAGATATGGCTCTCAATTTAGGTTTCTCTGGTTATCGTAGAGGTTCTTATGACTTCTATAAAACTGACTGGAAATACTTAAATGACTGGGCTACTCGTGGAGGCTTTGGAGATATTGAAGGTGTATTAGTGCCAGCAGGTACTTCTACAGTTTATGACCAACAATTAGGTCAAAATATCAAACGTCCATTCTTACACGTTAGATATAGAGCTTCAGAAGTTGATAATCGTAAAAACAAGTCTTGGGTAACAGGATCTGTTGGAGGCGCAGTTACAACTGATGTTGATGAAATGAGAATGAACTATTTAAGTGAAAGATGTCTCATTACACAAGCGGCAAATAACTTTGTATTATTCAAAGACGCTTAATTTTTTAACTACAGGATACGGGCTCTTCGGGGCCCAGTATTCTTATTTTATATTATTTAATCATGACTACAACAATAACAAAAAAACAAGTGTCTAGAGTTTCTCCTTTAGAAAAAAACTGGGAAATAAAAGACAGAACATACGTATTAACTAACAATAGATCTCCTATAACTTGGACAATACAAACCAAAGGGTCGCCTAGAAATCCATTATTATGGTTTAATGAGGCCACTGGGGAGAATAGGGAAATAAGATTAGCTTCTAATTTTCCTAGTATTTTTGTTGATGAACAAAAAGGGCAAGCACTTTTAGAACATATTATATTTGAAGAAGGTGTTATATTTGTTCCAAGAAATAAACAAAACGTTCAAAAATTAATGTCTATATATCATCCTTTAATAGGTGTTTTATGGGAAGAAATTGATGACGTTAAAGACGCTGAAGATGAGGTTGATTACGTTGAATATGAATTAAAAGCATTAAACTTAGTTAATGAATTAGATATTAGTCACTTAGAAGCAATAATGAGAACAGAATTAGGTTCTAATGTTTCTAAAACTTCTTCTAAAGAATTAAAAAGAGATGCTTATCGTTTTGCAAGAAATAATCCTAAGTTATTTATAGAACTAAGTGAAGATGAAGATTTGCAATTACGTAATTTAGCTAATAGAGCAGTTGAATCAGGTATTATTAAATTAACAGATAATAACACTGTATTTAAATTTGCTAATGGCAAAAAAATAATGACAGTCCCATTTGAACAAAACGCTTATGCGGCTTTAGCACAGTATTTTAAAACCGACGACGGTTTAGACTTAATGAAGTCTATTACTAAAAAACTAAGCTAGAAAACCTGATATAGAGTGAGAAATCAACTCTATATCAACAATATTAATAATAAAAAAAATAAATGGTAAATATAAACACTGTATATCAAGCGGTTCTTGTTATTACTAACAAAGACAACAGGGGTTACATAACGCCTGAGGAGTTTAATAGTTTA